CTTCGTACCACGTAAGGGTGTTATGACCCGTTACGCGAAGAAGATGGTTCGTCCAGATATGTACGGTCTAGTCGTCGTTCGTGGTCTACTTGGTGAGTCTGGCTCCTGATAGCTAACTAACCCAAAACTAAGCCCCTCGCCGCAAGGCGGGGGGTTTTTTTGTTGTGCGAGGCTTTTAATAAAATACCATACTATTTAATATGAATTCGCGATGTTATACATCGAGTATTAAAGCATATTTAAAGGAGATTATAATATGGCTAAAGTAGCAAGAGCGGCAAGAGTAGCAAGTCGCCAAAGAGTAGAGGCAATTACTGCCGACAAAACAATCGGTTCAGCAGAAACTGGAGAACTATACTTAGTAGATCAATCTGCTGGTTCAGTCACAATCACTCTTCCTTCTCGTCAAGACGGAGCATACTTCAAGTTTATCATTAGTGATGAATTATCCGCACTTGATAGTAAAAAAATAACAATTCAATCTAATGCTTCTGACGTTTCAAATGGAGAGGTGGTTGGCTCAAGTATAACATTGCTTGACGGCGCTAACCCCGCTCACGGTACACACCAGAGCGCCGCGAAGAGCGACGCCCACTACCAATTTATCATCGAGGCTGGTGCGTCTGGGCAAAAGCTATTTGCTGGCTCACACGTCGAAGTTTACTGCGATGGAACTACGTGGTATGTCTCTGCTGTATTGAGAACTAGTAACGCTGCCGTCATCGGCAAGTTCCATGGCTCCTGATAGGTAGAGGTGAATAATGGGTCGTAGAAAGAAAAGAGCAAGACTTCTTGCACGTCGGGCAGCGCTTCTGGGAACTCCAGAAGCCGCCCCTGTGGTTGAGCAGGCGCCAGTTGTAGTCGAGGCTGCACCTGCCGTCGAGGAGCCAGTGGTAGTTGCTGCTCCAGTCGTTGAAGAACCAGTTGTCGTAGAGGCACCAAAGGTTGCAAAGCCTGTTGCCAAGAAAACAACAAGAACAAGAAAGACAGCCACTACACGTAGAAGAACCACAGCAAAGAAGACTACAGCTAAAAAATAATATTGTCTCCTTCAATATTCCCCCCTACTCAATGTAGGGGGGTTTTTTGTTTGTCCTTTCACTATTTACTACGAACAGGAGGCTCTATGAATGCCCACAAATCTACAACCACTTTCGCAAACTAGTGCGATTATTCTTTCTTCCACTGGGTCAACCAGTGATGTGGCTTCCGCTGTACCCTTTGGAATGTACACAGGATCAGCAGAATTTATAAGCGGAGCCGCAAAACAAGTTGGATATGTTTTTAAAAAGCTCGGTGGCGATGTTGTAGATATTGAATTAACAAATGATAATGTTTACGCTGCCTACGAAGAAGCAGTTTTAGAATATTCATACATTGTTAATATGCATCAAGGTAAAAATGTTCTTTCTGATACTCTTGGTAAGCTAACTGGCACATTTGATCATAGAGGTGAGATTGTTAGTGGGCCAGCTAGTGCGAGCTTGCAATACCCAAGGGTTGTTCTTTCATATGCCAATAAAATTGGTGATGCTGCATCTACTATGGCGGGCATCGGTGGCACCACTAGAATCTATTCCGCGTCCTTTACTACCAGCAAAAATAAACAAGATTATGATTTGCAGGCTATAGTTGAAGCCGCATCTGCGTCTGGCGTTGATGATACAGGCGGTGAAGTCCCATATGCAGGAAAAATTGGAGATTCTAGGATTATCATAGATAAAGTTTTTTACCGCTCTCCAATTGCTATGTGGCGCTTCTATGGCTACTATGGTGGCATAGGCGTAGTTGGCAATTATTCTACATATGGTCAATACGCCGATGATTCTACATTTGAAATTGTACCTACGTGGCAAAACAAACTACAAGCAATAATGTATGAAGACTCCCTTTACACAAGAGTGTCTCATTATTCATATGAAATATTTGATAATAAATTAAGACTATATCCAAAACCACGCAGTGACGATAACTTTGCGGGCTTTCTTGATAGAATTTGGTTCCGATTTAGAATCGCTGATAATTCTTGGGGTGAATCTGGTGATGTGAATACAGGCGTTCTTGGTGTAAACAACATCAATACGCTTCCATTTGAGAACATTCCCTATGAGAATATAAACTCTATGGGCAAGCAATGGATTCGCAATTATGCCCTTGCTCTTTGTAAAGAGATGTTAGGACAGATACGCGGCAAGTTTCAATCTGTGCCAATTCCAGGCGAGTCTGTAACACTTAATTACTCTGCACTTCTATCTGAGGCACAAAAAGAAAAAGAAGATTTACGCCAAGGACTTAGAGATATGCTGAAAGAAATAGAATACACTGAACTTGCCAAGAAGGATCAAGAAAAGGTTACGTCTGCCGAAGAGACTCTTCGTCGCTCACCATTACCAATCTTCGTAGGATAATTAAATGTCAAACAATGAATGGTCAAGACCTCCCTCGCCGCCACCACCATTATTTCTTGGTGAAAAAGAGCGCAATCTTGTTAAGCAAGTTAATGATGAGCTTGTTGAAAAGGTTATTGGGCAACAGATATTATACTACCCAATTGATATGGAAGCAACAAATTTTCACGAACTATACGGCGAAGCAATAGATAAAACATTTTTACCGCCAATTAGAGTTTATGCACTTGTTAAGTTTGATGAAGAAGGTTCTTCATATTTAGAATCTGTTGGAATTGACGGCAGTTCACAAATAACAGTCAATTTCCATAAACGCAGACTTACTGAAGATCAAGACCTGTTTGTTCGTGAAGGCGATTTTGTTCTTTATGGCGAGAGATACTATGAAATAATTAAACTTTCATCTTCAAGAAAGCTATTTGGGCAAGTAAACCAAACATTTGAAATTTCTGCTACTTGTAAGAGAGCACGCAAGGGACTATTCGATGCTACCTGATAACTTTGATTTTGCACAACTACCTGACGATAGAAAAGACTTCACTCTTAAAGAGGTAGGTATGCTTGCTTCTCGTATAGAAGATATTGATTATGCCATAACATCATGGATGAAAGAAGACTTAGATCTGTCAACAATAACAAATGAGGGAAACAAGAGAGTTCCTGTTCTTTGGCAAACACCCGAAAGAGCATTTCAAATAAAAAACAATCATGATTTAAGACACCCTATTGATGACGGCGGAGGAGTTATAACACTACCAGTTGTGACCATAGAAAGAACGGGTATTACCAAAGATCCAACAAGAAAAGGTGGCTATCAAGCACATATTTTTTCAGATAAAAGAAACGGCAGAACTGGCAGAATAACAATAGCAAAACGCATCAAGCAAGATAAGACTAGAAATTTTGCGGTTGTTGGAAATACACGTACAAACAGTTCAGGAACTCGTCAAAGAAACTTCCCCAGAGTAAACAATAAAGTTGTTATTGAGACATTATCAATACCAATTCCAATTTACGTCAATTTAGATTATAAAATAATAGTTAAAACCGAGTACCAACAACAAATGAATGACCTTACACAGCCATTTATGACCAGAACAGGACAGATAAATTCATTTGTTATGCGCAGGAATGGACATCTATACGAGGCATTTATTGATCAAGGGTTTAATCAGAGCAATAATGTTGCTAATCTTGGCGATGACGAGAGACAATTTACAAGTGAAATAAATATAAAAGTGCTGGGCTATCTCGTAGGTGAGGGAAATAGTGATGATAGACCAATAGTGACAAGAGAAGAAAGCGTTGTAGAAATTACATTCCCGAGAGAAACTGTGGTTCCAGCAGGAAACGATAACTTTTTTGGTGACTAAACACTTCCTGAAGTCTCTTTGAGCCTAGTGCTACTATTTACATTGTGATTCAAGATGCCAAAAAGGCATCGTTTTTATAAAGAGAGGTTCTTAGAATGTCAGTAAAAAGTTTCAAGTTTGTGTCCCCAGGCGTGTTTATCAACGAAATTGATAATTCATTTCGCCCCCGCCGCCCCGATGCGATTGGTCCTGTAGTCATTGGTCGCTCCGTTCGTGGGCTTGCGATGCAGCCTGTAAAGTTGGAGTCATATTCTGACTTTGTTACAATGTATGGAGACACTGTCCCCGGAAATGCAGGTGGAGATGTTTATCGCGATGGGAATTATCAGGCTCCGATGTATGCAACATATGCTGCAAAAGCTTTTCTGAACGCATCGGTTGCTCCAGTTACATTTGTTAGACTTCTTGGTACAGAAAATGATAATAAAATAACAGGCGGCGAAGCTGGATGGAAAACTACTAAAACAGTTGCCCAGGCAGATACTGCTACTCAAAATGAAAACGGTGGCGCTTTTGGTCTCTGGGTGTTCCCAGAAGCTGGACTTGTAAAAGCAGCCGGTTCTGTTACATTTAGTGCTTCGGGCACTCCAGCAGCGACTACAAATGGCACAATAGAAATTATATCTGCTGATGGCACAACTATTGTTTATACAGCAAAAACTTCTGAAGATCTGGCTGCAAACGAATTTAAGGGAAATGGGACCAAGTTGGAAGCCGCAACATCCCTAAAAGCTTGTATAGAACACGCTAGTGGACATAATGGTAAAATCACTGTTTCTGATGATGGCGCCGGTGTTCTTACACTTACACAAGCTGCTGCTGGCACTGAGGGCAATCAGGCAATTACACTAGCCTCAATTGGTGGAGATGTTGCAAGAACAAGCTTTACCGGCGGCGCTTCAGACATTGGCGCAGGAACTTTGGCTGCTGTATGGTATGTAGACCAGTCTGCTTCTATTCAGCTTGAGGGAACTCTAGCCGGTGCTAGCACCTACACTGATGCGGCGGGTGCATTAATTCTGCCTACTGCACAAGGTGTAGGAGAAGTCATTGAAAGTGATAGTGCTGGGGCATTTACTTTATTAGTCGGAGGTAGCAAAGCATCCTCTGGTGCAGATGAAAAGTTCTCATTTAACTTTGACGATACAAGTGAAAAATTCATTCGTAAGGTTTTCAACACCAATCCCCAACTTGTACAAGGTGGTGATTTTTATGATTCAACTTTGGAGCGCAACTACTGGCTTGGTGGCTCATTTGAACAAGAAGTTAGAGATGGAGGTCGAGGAAGCTTAACAGGCAGCGCTACCTCCTTGGTGACTTCAAAGATGTATGGTGTTATTCTTCCAATTGAAAAAAGCGGTGAAGGACCATCCAAGATGCAAACCAGCACACAAGAGGCACAGACCGGTTGGTTTATCGGGCAAGACCTCGGTGCTCCTGCCGGATTTGTTGCTGAGGAATCTCAAAAGCTATTTAAGCTTAAGGGTCGCGGACACGGCGAGTGGCTACATAAGAACGTAAAAGTTTCAATTGAAAATATTCGTTATTCAACCACTCGAACAACTGATTTTGGTACCTTCTCCATTGTTCTCCGTTCTCTAACTGATACAGATTCAAACCCTGTTGTTCTAGAAAGATTTGATAATCTAAGCCTTGATCCAAGGTCACCTAACTACGTTTCCAGAAGAATTGGAGATCGCTACTACGAGTGGAATGAGTCCGAGAGAAGACTACGTGAGTACGGTGAGTACCCCAACCAGTCTAAATTTGTCTACGTTAGTGATATTAACGAAGGTAATATACAAAATGCAAACTCACTTATTCCGTTTGGATATTACGGTCCTCCTAACTTCTCTGGAGTAACTAACTGGTCCGGGTCGGCAAGTGATACCACTAGTGACATTGCAACTAAGTATATCCATACTGGTACGACATTTGCAACAGGTTCCGATGGTAGCTTCCTTTCTGGAGCAACTCAGCAACTAACTGCATCCCTAGAGTGGCCAAAGGTTCGCCTACGTCATTCATCGTCCGATGGTGGTCTTTCTGACCAGACTAATGCTTACTTTGGTATGCAAACTACAAGAGATGTCACCGCTACTAGAGGAGATATGTCAGTTAAAGATTATCACAGACTTTGGCTACAAAGCGGCTGGGGCGGTGATGGTGCCGGTCTCGTTGAACAGTCTTATATCTTCACTATGGATGATATAATCGCTAACGCTAGTACACTAGTTGCTTCATATGAAAGTGGGTCCAGAAGAGGACAATACAGCTACACAGCCCAGACCGGCAAGACCTATAAGGATCTAATTGATTTGGGATATGATCAGTTTACTGCCCCATTCTGGGGTGGATTTGACGGGTTTGACATTACAAAACCAGACCCAGTTGCCAATGTTAATATGCAGGGCACTGTAACCGATAAGTCAAACTATGTCTTCAACACCTACAAGCGTGCAATTGATACTGTTGCGGATCCAGAGTTTGTAGATCTCAACCTTATGGTAGCCCCTGGTTTGACCAAGGAAGGATTGACAACACACATGATTGATGTTTGTGAGAATCGCGCTGATGCGATGGCACTAATTGATCTACCTGATGTTTATCTTCCCGCGCACGAGGGCGATTATCAAAACAAGACAACTCTTGCTAGTCGTCAAGCAAGTTCACCATCACAAGCAGCTACTGCTCTTCGTACTCGACAGATTGATTCTTCATATGGTGCTACTTTCTACCCTTGGGTACAGACCCTTGACGAACCCACTGGGCAGCTTCTATGGATTCCTCCCACTGTTGCAATGATGGGTGTCCTTGCTAGCTCCGAAAGATCTTCACAAGTTTGGTTTGCGCCCGCAGGGTTTAACCGAGGCGGACTATCCGACGGTGCCGCAGGAATCCCAATTTCAAGTGTCTCTCGCAGACTTACTTCCAAGGAGCGTGATATTCTTTACGAATCGCGTATTAACCCAATTGCAAGTTTCCCAAGCTCTGGTATTGTGGTGTTTGGACAAAAGACTCTGCAAGAGCGCCCATCTGCTCTAGACCGCATAAATGTGCGTCGTCTAGTTATCTTCCTTAAGAAGCAAATCTCCATTCTGTCAACACAGATTCTGTTTGAACAAAATGTGCAGGCTACTTGGAACCGATTCAAGTCTCTAATTGAGCCATTCCTCGCGAACGTCAAGACTCAGTTTGGTATTTCTGATTACCGTCTGATTCTTGATGAGAACACAACCACTCCAGACCTAATCGATCAGAACATCTTGTATGCAAAGATTATGGTCAAGCCCGCTCGTGCCATTGAATACATCGCTATTGATTTTATAGTTGCTTCTACTGGCGCATCATTTGACGATTGATAAATGGGGGCTTTTGCCCCCACCAACTACTTAATACTGAATACACAGGAGAACCTAACAAATGCCATTCTGGTCAACAAACTTCGGTCAAGATACAACTTTAAAAGATCCAAAGCGTAGACATCGTTTTACCGTGGAGTTCCAAGGAGTAAACGCCGCTCAAGGCGGTGCTCTTCTCTGGTATGCTAAGACTGCCACAAAGCCCGGCTTTTCAATAAATGCAGCCGAACATAAGTACCTAGGACATACTTTCTACTACCCTGGTATTGTAACCTGGGACCCAATGACTGTCACCCTTGTTGATCCAGTTGATCCAGAACTTACAGCAACTATTTCTGATATTATTGTTGCTTCTGGTTACGCCCCACCAACCGATGCTAATGCTCTCGGCACAATATCAAAAGCAAAGGCAGCAGGCGCTCTTGGAACAGTTATTATCACTCAACTAGATTCAGATGGCAACCCACTTGAAACTTGGACACTTTGGAACGCATTCATTATGAGCCACAAGCAGGATGATCTAGATTACACAAGTGATGAACTAAGCACCACCACACTAGAACTTAGATTTGACTGGGCAAGAGTCGAGACCCTAAACAACTCTTCTGCTGTTAATGGCTCCGGTGGTAATTCTTTCTTTGACGTTTGATAAGACAATATAAAACGCGAGGTGTAAATTGTCAAGAAATCAGGATCGCCTAGGCGGCGCTCAACAGCCTGACACGAGCCCTCCACC